CGTCCGTCGCAACGAAGAGGGTGCACTTGCCGGCCGCAGGCGTGGCCGGAGCCGCGCCGTTGTTGAACGTCAGATAGCTCACCCGACCTCCAGGTCGGCGTCGGCGCCGATGGTCAGCGTGATTCCAGCAGCGACCTCGAGGTACCGCGGCATGTACGTGCCATAGCCAGCGGTGATGGTCTTGTCGGCGGTGATGACGTGCTTGATGCCCGAAAGCATGTCCAGCGTCGGGTCAGACGCCTGCTTGGCTGCCAGGTCGGTCGTCAGGTTCGTGACGCTCGACTCCGGGATGGCACCCCAACCAAGCGCCCCGCCTGCCATGCGCAGAACGTCACCGTTAGCACTCGCGGCGATGTCCGCCAGCGCGCCAACCGAGCCGGCCGATCGACCGACCACCGACGTTGCGGCACCGTTACGCAACTCGGCGTTGCCCACAACGCCAGCGTCGATGTTCCACACCGTGCCGCCGCCGCTAACGGTGATGTCGCCCTTGTCGCCGTCGGACAGGCCGCCGCCACCGCCAGCAGGCGTCGAGAACGCACCGGAGCCGTCCAGGTACTCGGTGGCACTGCCGGACAGCTTCGGAACGAACCCCGCCTCGCGCGTGGTCGCGACGTCGTGCCAGTGGCCAATCATGTCGCGCACGCGGTCCTCGAGCTGGCGAATCGCGCGCGTCAGCACCTCATCGACCACGCTGGTCGACATCGCAATGATCGAGCGGATACCACGAGCGCTCACGGCGGATACCTCCACCGCGTCGGGTCCGGGTTCGTGGGGTCGTACGGCGTATCCGCAATGACGCGGCGACGCGGCTGATGGAGGGCGCGCAGGATGGCCCAATCGATGAGCCGCTCGCGGGCAGCCTCTCGCTCGGCCATCGCTAGTTGCGGGTCCGACTCGGTCTTGGGACCGAGCATCTTGACCGCAACGCCCCACAGCAGGAACGATTCGCCGTGCGGGTTCACGACGTCCACCTGATCGGTGTCAGCCGCGATGGAAAGGTCGGGCGGCTGGGGGATGTACAGAATTTTGTACGTGCCCGTCGACGGCTTCGGATAGAGGACGATCTGATCATCCACGACCTGAAACGCCGTGGCGTCCCCGGTCGTGCCCATCACATCGATGCGCTCCTTCGCCATCAGCTCGGCGAGCTCGACACGGCGACCCGCCGAATCCAGCACGCGGTCGATGCCGACGAACGACAGCATATCGGATGGCTCCGTGTATGAGGTCGCTCCGTTCGCGGCGATGCTGCCCTCGGTCTCAAAGTGCCGAAGGCCAGTCTCAGCAACGGCGCAATACAGCTCGCCGTACTGCTCGCTAATGAGCGCCTTGCACTCACCAGTAGAAAAGGTGTCGTCACCCTCACGTCCAGCACGGCGCCGTACGCGGGTGACGAGGTCGCTCATTCCGACAAGGCGAGCCATTTAGGCCAGCGACGTCTCTTTGAATGAGATCGTAATGTCCATCTCGTTCGTCGCCGCGAGTTCCTTGGCCGCGAACGCCGAATCCCAGAGGGACAGGGACAGCGAGTAGACACCGGCCGCCGTGGTGTAGCTGCCACGGGTGACCGTGCAGCCCTTCACGTTGGACGGCGTCGCGTCGCCGAGCGCCCAGTCGAACTTCACAAAGATTCCCGGGTTGGACAGGAACGTGAACTTGAACACCCCGACAGCCGTACGGGTCACGGTCACGCCGGGCCCGTACTGCTTGGTCGGATCCGAGGCGCCAGTGCCCAGGAGTCGAACGTGGTAGTCGCGGAGCTCGGGGGTGTTGCTGTACCCCGGCGCCATTTCAGCTTGGCCCATTGCTCTCTCTCGATCTCGCAGGGCCAAGCCCCGCGCGGTTGGAAACGGAAGGCCGCCAGTGCGCCGGCGGCGACGCGGATCAACTAGATGTTGATCACGAAGTGCGCGGCCGGGTTCTCCTGGATGTAGTTACCGAACGCGGCGCCACGGCTCTCGAACGAAAGCGCCGAAGACATCATCAGCATCGGCTCACGGCCGTTCATGACGACGTGCGGGAACTCGCCCAGGGTGTAGAGGTAGTCCCACTCCGGGTTCTCGCCGTACCCGAGGTTCGTCGGGCAATCGGGATCCGAGTACACGCGCATCGAACCGGTCGCAGTAACGATGTCGATGTACTGAAAACCGATCTTCGCGCGAGTGACGTCGTTCGTGTACTGCACCTTCGCGCCCTGGCGCCGAGCAACCTGGAAGAAGTTGATCGGGTTGAGGTACGCCTCGGTCGGCGTGTGCATCACACCAACCTGATTGCACTTGATCGCCCCGAGACCGAGGTTCTCCTCGATCGTCGAGTTGACGTCGTTCACGCGCGAGCCCGCAAGGCGCGGCACGTTCACCGAGCGGTCGATGCCGCGGAACGAATCGCCCGCGGTGGGCGCCGTGAGCGGCGTGCAGGTCGCCAGGCCCTGGACGCAGGTGCCCGGGTCCGCGATACGGAACAAAAAATCCGCATTCGCGAACGACGTGATCGCCGCAGCGTTGTTCAGGGTGATCGTGGTCTCGCCAATCGAATCGACCGTAGTCGAGCCGGTTCGCGGCGAGGAGCCGTCCGCGTTCGGAGAGGCGATGACCGTCATGCCCTCCTTAAAGTTGCGGACCGTGTCCGTCACCGTCAGCGTGACGACGTTGCCGGAGATCGACGCGCGCTGACCGCGGTTACCGGTGCCATCGCGGTAGAGGTCAAACGCCAGCGTATCGCCGAACTCGACGAACACGCCATCCGTCTCGCGAACGACGAGATCGTAGAACGCGCCATCGGAGCCCTGCGAGGCCAAGATCGCCTGGTGGTCGAGCTGCACCACCGAGTACTTCTCGCGGCGGGTCGCGACGGGCTGCTTGCCCTTCGAGGTCGCCACGTTGCCCTGAGCGCCGGCGAACGTGCCGGCGATGCTCTGCGGATTGCCCGTAAGGATGTGGTACGCGTAATCCGTACCAGTGAATCCGCCGCGCTTCGCCATGCGCTTGTAGCGCGGGTGATCGCGAACGGTGATCTCGGCGACCTTGCCGCCGCTGTACCGGCGCTTATAGATGTGCGCCATCGTGGTCAAATCGGAACCCATGTCGAAACTCCGTCCCGCCTAAGCGGGCGCTAACTGCTGCTGGGTGCCGATGGAACTTGCCGGCGGACGGTGGTGCGGAACTTCGTGGTGCTCAGTCGTCGCGCGGCAGGGCCGCGATCTCTTTCAAAATCTCTTCGCGCTCTTCCGCTGGGGTCAGCGGACGCTTGGGCTCGTCGGGCTTCGCGGCCTTCTTGGTCTTGTCGACCACCTCGATCCCCTTCGGCGAGGCCTTCTTGCCGTCGGCCTTCGCGGGCGCGGCAGTCTTAAGGAGCGCGGCGACGTCGACGCCGTCATCCTCGAGCTCAGCGCGGCGGCGGCGCTCGTACTCGGCGAGCACCTTCGCAGGCGTCGCGTACTTGCCGTCGTCGCCAATCAACTCGCCCGCGATCACGCCTAGACGCTGACGAACAGCGGCCGGGTTCTTCTTGAACGCGCGGGCGGCCAGCGGCGACTTGTCGCCAATCGCCGTCTCGACGGTACCAAGGTAGTGCGCAGCGGTGGCGCGCGCAGCAGCCTCCGCTTCCTTCTTCTTGAGCGACTCTTCCAACTCGGAGACGCGCTTAACGGCGGTCTCCGCGGTCATCGCCACTTCGCGCTCGCGAGCGGCAGCCTGTGCGGCGGCCTTGTGCTCGGGCGAGAGGCCAGCCGCCTTGGAGTGTGCGTAGAGCTGCCGAGCGGCATGCTCGAAGTCATCCTCTGGCATGCCGAGAGCACGCAGCACGTCAACGGTGTGCGAGCGAACGCGCGAAGCGTGACGCTCGAATGCCTCAGCCTTCTCGATGCGGGGCCGCCACTCGGACTCGATCTTAGCAACGCGAGCATTCAACTCGTCGTGCGCGGCCTTCTTGTCGCGCTCAAGCCGCTCCTTCGAGCGAAGCTCTGCCTTCTGGACAGACTTGAGACGGCGGGCAGTCTCGGCGTCGGCTGGCTCTTCGGCCTCGTCCTCCTTCGCCTCGACTTCCTCTTCGGCATCCTCGTCGGACTCGTCATCGTCGGACTCGTCCTCCGCATCAGCCTCGATGGCCTCCTGCGTGTCCGTGTCCTCCTCGGAATCCTCAAGCTCCTCGGGCTCGGCCGCAGCCTTGGCCGCGGGCTTCTCCAGCTCAGCCGGCTTGGCTGCGTCGGCAATCTCTTTCAGGAACGCGGCGCGATCGGCGGCGACGTCAAACGCGACGTCCGTGGCCGCCGTAGTAGCGCTGTCGGATGCTTCCGCCATGCGCCGCCATGGTGTGGGCTACCGGTACGTAGACCGGATTTCTTAGCCCGCTTGGAGCATCATTGCCTGCGGCGACAACGCGGCGACGCCGGGCGTTCCGACAGGCGCACCGGCCTGTAGCTCGGGCGGAAGCATGCCCTCGGGGCCCATCGGCGGGGCCATGCCCGGGACCATGCCCGGCACAGGCGGAGCCGCTGCGCCGGCCGGCATTCCGGGCATTGCATTGGTGTTGGAGGCCATCGCCTTTTTCTCGTAGATGGCCTGTACGGCGTACTGGCGCAGATTCTCGAGGATGTACTCGGGCGCGCGAGCTGGCCGCCAAATCAGATACGTCTGTTGGGCGCGCCATGACGCGAGTTGCAGGTTGTCGAAGGGCTCGGGTACGACGATCTTGCCGTCCGCGATTTCCTCGATCGACTCCTCGATCGCCTCGATCGCCGCCGTGTAAAGCGACAGTTCCTTCTCGAGGTCGGGGTGCTGCATAAGGCGCCGGGCCTCATCCATCGTGACCACGCCGGCCTGTGCCCACTCCATCACGAGCTGGCTGCGACCGGACGGGGTGCGCGGCAGCGTAGACGCCGCCACCGACTGCACCTTGACCTCGCCCATATCGACCTTCGCCCAGGTGATCTTCTTCCCGCCCCAGCGGGTAGAGCGCTGCACCACGGGCGCCTTGTCGCCGAGTTCCTTGCAAGCGTCAATGATGAGCCAGTCGACATCGAGACAGAGGTCCTCGAACATCTTCTCCTGGGTCGCGAACCGCTGCGTCGTGGCATCCCGCCACTCGCGGATGGCCACACCCGAGTCGATGCCGGCGGGCTTCGCCGCATGGGTTGCCATGCTCGAGTGGCCGAATTCGTTATTCATCGACTCCTTCAGATCGCCGCGAGACTGGTAAGTCTCTGCCGAGACAGCCTGGGGGATGACGGTGTGCGGAAGCTCGGCCTTGAAGGGGACGATGGTGCCCACGCGGTTCGTCGACGCGATCGCGAGCCGGGCGTCAGCCTGCCGGACGTAGGTCGTGGGGAAGGCGCCCTGGTCGAGCTGCCGCTCGATCTGTAGGTTACGACGGTTCAGCGCGCGCTGCGTTCCCATGATGCGCTCTGCGCCGCTGATGCCGTACCAGGACTCATCGCGCTCGGACCAGCGGGCCTCGGCGAACGGAAAGCGAGGCTTGTGATAGTCCTCGTCTTTGAGCGTGACGCCGCGGATCGTCAGCGTGTGGCGACCGGGGCGATACTTCGGGTGCCCCTGCTTGCCGAACGGCAGATACCAGGATTCGATAACGACGAGCTCGTTGGTCTCCATCGGCCGATAGCCGGCCCACAGGCCGTCCTGCTCGCCAGTGGCGTTGAGGATGGCCTCCTCATGCTCTGGGAACTCGGCGACCAGCTCATCCTTGTCGCGGAAGCGACGGCGGTGCATCTCGCGCGGGCGGCGCCCGTTCGTGCACTGGCGGTCAGGAACAATCATGTCGTCGACGAGCACATGCTCGACGACAACCTGGTCAAACATATGATCGGCCACGACATGCACCAGGCCGGTGCCCTTCTTCGCCGCCGAGCGGAACGCCTGTCGACACTTGGCCGAGCGCTCCGTCTGCTTTCCGACGCTCTCAACGTACCACTCCAGGTGACGCGCCTGGCGCTGCTGCGACCAGGAGCCACCATCGGTCATGTAGCGCGACCGAACATCTGTGGTCGCCACGACGGCAGTCACGGTGTCGACGTTGCTGGCGATGCCGTTCTCGGCAACGCCCATCATCTCGGCGCGGATGTCGGTGCCCTCGGCGGCGGGGCCGTTGGGATCGTAGAGCGCCTCAAGCTTGACGAAGCGGTCGAACGTCAGCGCCTGCTCGTTCTCAATCTTGCGGACATGGTCGAACACGCGCTCGTGGACCTTGCCCTTCTCGGCACGCTGCCACACGTCATCGCGCTGGGCCGTCACGAGTCATCCCTCCGCCGACGCTCGCGCAGCTTGGCGAAACCTGGGACGGAGGCGCCCTGCGGCAGCCCGTAGATGCCGGGGTCATCGAACGAGCCCGGCGTGGGCTCCTCTTTGTCCAGCTCGAGGACGGGGACCTCGTCGACGAACGGCGCGAACTTGACCTTCATCGATCCCAACTCGAGCTCAGTCACGCCAGCCTTGCGCAGCTCTTCGCCGCGCTCGATCAACAGCTTCACAATGTCGGCAGCCAGCGCAGCTTCGCTCACCGCGCCCAGCCTGACCGGTCGGAGTCTCCGAATAGGATTTCATACTCGCCGCCGCCGAAGTCAGGCTCCTGGGCCGCCGCCTCCTCGAACGGGTCCCGGGCGTGTTTCGGCGGGGGCTTATCGGTGGCGCCGATGTTCTCGAACAGGTGCGCCAACAGCCGCCGCCCGTAGCAGAGCGTGTCGGCGCTGTGGTTGGACTGGCCCTTATCCTCGCGAGGGAAGCCGTACTCATCTTTCTTCCACTGCAGGTTTTCAAGCTGCTCGGCGAGCGCGGAGCCCTTGAGAATTTTGATCCGGCCGTCCACCAGGTCGCCGTTGACCAACTCGATGGAGGACATCTTGCCCTTCTGATCGGCCGGGGCGATCGTGATGCCGTAGACCTGGGAGAGCTCGTCGAGGATGTTCTGCCCGAGTTGCAGGCTGTCCGAGACCATGCCGGTCGGCCAGCCGATCGCCCCAATGAGACCTGCCGGGTTCGCATGGGCCGCGTCGATGTCAGTCTCGGCGAGCTTGCCGAGCAGCAGCACGGCGATGCGCCGGGCGTACATCTGCGGCTGCTCGAAACAGTACAGGTGGTAGATGATGCGGTCGGGATCGCTCGGCGAGACGGCAAACACGTTGAGCGCGAACGCATCGCGCGAGCCGTGGTCAATGCCCAACGCATAGAGCCAGTCCTCTACCGGCGAGCCGTCTGGCTTGTTGGGTAGACGGGCAATGGACACGCGGTCAGGCCCGAGCTCATCGCGCGGCGGATCCCACTCGTTCCACGGCGCACCGTCGTCCAGCCGCGCCCGGTACTGATAAATCATCGAGGTGTCGTCGAGCGCCCAGATCGCCGCGTCCTCGCGCTTGCGAATCGGATGGTCGGGACTCCACTTGTTGTCCGCGAATTCCTGGAGTCGCAGCTCCCAGAGCTCGACCATCGCGGGGTATTTCTTCGCCGCGTCTGGCAGGTTGTAGACCATCTCCAGGGTCCAGTGATGCGAGGACCATGCGGCATCCGGCGCCCTGCCGCGATCTGCGTATGCGCGGTGCTTATCCGAGCCCGGCCGCGAGACGTCGTAGAACGTGCCGCTCAGGATGTGACCAGCCGTGCCGACGATGAGGATGACCTTGGCGCGCGGGCCGATTACCTGATAGAGCAGCACGTCCAGCAGTTCGTGACGGTGGGACGCGCCCTCGTCGATCTGGACCTCGTCATACGTGGTGCCGCGCCACTTCTCGATCTCTGCGAGGTCGGACATGCCGGAAAGCTGGTAGACGGAACCGGTACGCGAGAACGTGCACCGGAGCTCCGTCTCATTGAACAGCACGTCTTTGCCGGAGACGAGACCAAGCCGATCGCAGAGGTCCTTAAGCGGGTACCAAATGAGTTCCTTGGCCCGCATCCGCGTCGTCGCGAAGTACAGGACGTGGGCGCGCCGACGTTTGACGCACTTGCGCACGCCACGGACGCACAGCGCGGTCGTCTTACCGCCACCGCGGCCGACCAGCGCAGAAACGCGCCGGTGCTCGTCCTCGATCAGCGACACCTGCCAGCCATGGCAGGCGGCCAACATCTTCGCGTCTAACGCATCGGCCCATGCGTCATCGGGCGAGAGGACGCGGCGCTCAGTCTTGACGCGTTCGTGAGGCTTCAACTCGGCTTG